GCAGTCAAGACAGCGCCGCGCTTGGCGTCTGTGTTCTGGTACTTCTGCAGCAGGTCTTTGTGTATCATCAGACCAGCAAGTGGGCGGTGCAGGGTTAGAAGGATCATAGACGCCTTCGTAGTACGCACGGGATATACCCGCTGCATTTATAAGTATGACGTTCAGCGTGCCTAACTCTCCCTTATCAGGCACGCTGAATAAACCGTCACGTGTACTTATCCTGCGTACGTCGATCACGATTGCTCCTTGCTCTTCTGCAACGCGTCAACCAGCTTACTAAGGTTAAACCTGTACGTATCCTCCACGTGGATATACGTATCAGATGGTATGTGCCCTTTGGCTAACCACTTTCTCAGTGTAGACACAGAGATGCGTAGGTGTTCAGATACTTCATTCAATGTTAGATATTCTTGGTTAGTCATTTTTTCCTCACAGAAACAACATATTCCGAATCAACGTTTAGACCTTTCGGAACAAGATCAGGGTTTTCTTCCAAGAATTGCTTTACGTTTGTCTGGTTTAACCGTTTCTCAAAGAAATGAGGTAGGTTGTTTTCCATGATGAACTCGTGCATGGACTCCCAGTCACTGGTCCAGTAACGTTGTTTGGTAGTCCTAAAGAATGATCCTTCGGAAGTTTTGACACTTGTAACATCGTGGTCTTTACAATGCTGCAAGAGGGCTTGCTTTATAAGATCCATCTTAGCGGTCAGCTTACTGTCTGCCGCCTTGAATGCATCTGACAACTCTGCACGTTTATCGCGCATCTTCACGTAGGTCTTGACCAGCTTTTCGATGGACGCCGCCATAGGTATTCTCCGTTATTTTATTGTTATAGGTGGTATATAGTGGTAATGAGATAGCTAGTCAAGCATCTCTTTGTAAAGATCTATCATTTTAGTGTGTACGTCTATTCGTTTATCAAGGAGACCGTACATGCGCTTCTCTACGTACGAACCCTGCAACTGGATAACTGTGCACTTGTGCTGCTGACCAGACCTGTGCACGCGTGCATTTGCCTGTGCGTAGGTTTCAAGGGAGGATGTCGGTCCCCACCAGACAACCGTGTTGGCTGCGGTAAGTGTAACACCGTGTGCAGCGGCCTGCGGTTGGATCAACAAAACCTGCGGATCAGTTTGTTTCTGAAAACGAGCGAAGATGTCAGTACGCTTACTAACAGGTACGTCTCCGTTTATGATATCGCACGCAACGCCGTCTTTGCTGAGCTTGTCCTGCAAGGCCATGATGGTGTGTTTGAATGGTACAAACACCAGCACTTTCTGGCTGCTCTCATCAATGGCTTCCTTTAGAACTTTATAGCGATTGCTTATGTCAAACTCTACGGTGTCGCCCCCATCAACGTAGATAGCCCCTGCCGATATTTGTAGGAGCTTGTTCATAACAACTGCGGCATTGACTGCGGTTACATCTTCCCCTGCCACCTGCATTACCAATCGCTTGCGTAGCAGTTCATAATACTTCTCTTGTTGCTTTGTCAGTTCTACGTTTCTCTTCACGTACACCATATCGGGTAAGTCCAGACATTCATCTTTGGTGAACCGTATAGCGGGCTGCAGTGCTTGGAACACAACCTCGTTGGCATTCTCTTTTGCGGCCCATTTAAACTGAGTTTGTTTGTACATAACCTTGTCTCGGAACGCGCCGAAAAACCTCGGCACTCCGTCAGGGTTTACCAACTTAGCTAACCCGTACGCGTCCAGCGGAGACTGTGCTGCAGGAGTACCTGTCATCAACCAAAGCCACGTGTCTTCTGTGATAACTCTACGTAACGTCTTCCATCTGCTGGTCTGTACGTTTTTGTAGTGGGTAGCTTCGTCTATAATAATGAGGTCGAACCCACCTGCACGGATGTCATCCTCTACAATGCTAACACCATCGTAGTTTATTATGACAAATTCGGCCCCGCCGTTTACGATATCTTTGCGCTTCTTCTTGCTGCCGTAAGCAATGTCCACACTACGGTGCATGGCAAAGGTAAACAGATCCTCTCGCCACGCGCTATCCATGATCGACAGCGGGCAGATAACCAATACCCTATTTATCTTGCCTTGTTGCATCAAATAGTCTGCGGCCCATATCGCAGAGGCAGTCTTACCTGTGCCCTGCTCGTTAAAACAGAACCCTCTGCGATTTATCGTTAGGAAACCTGAAGTTTTCTTTTGGTGGTCGAATGGTTTGTATTGACCTGTCCACGTATACCTACCCTCGATAGGTGACGGTACGCTTATGCCCATGCTGTTAAGTGTCTGCGCTTCGTCTACGCCCCACTTCACCACGACTTCGTTGTCTGGCAGTAACTTGCAGTTGGGTATGTACTTTGCAACGCGGTTGGGGTCTCGCAAGGTCAGCAAAAGCGCCTTGTTCTTCAGTATTTCCACAATGTTCTCCTCGTTAGTACGGGTACTAACTTACTTTTTCTTTTTTGGGCTGCTCAGGGCACCGCCTGCCGCTCTGTTTTTGTTGCGGCTTTGCACAGTATACCCGTGCTTGTTTGAGCCACCTTTACTTAGCGGTTTCTTGTGCGCGATGTCTTTACCCTCACGCTTGTCAGCTTTGCCGTTCTTGTTGGCGTCTTTGCCAGTCTTATCCATTTTGCGCCGCGCACGCTGCCGCTCCATACGGTCCTCGTGCTCACCTCTAGCCTTCTGCTGTTGGTATTCTTTCTTGTACGGGCGGGGCTTGTTTACGTAAGGCATCAGTTAACTCCGTTATGTGGGCACTCTACCACGGGGCAATGGCGACGACATAACCCGCTAGGTCGGGGGTTCCATACATCGTTTTTCGCGGCTTCGGCCATGGCATTATACTTGATTATCCACTTCCCCCAAAGCTCTTTTCTGTCATCGAAGACATACTTCTCCTGCACAAGGTCACGACACACCACAAAGAACAACGCTGCGTGCACTGTCTTTACTTCGGGGAAGTGTGCGAACACCGAAAGCGCCATTAGCTCTAACTGTCCTTTATCTGCATACCGTGCGGACTTGCCTGTCTTGTAATCGACTACACGTGCACGGCTACCGTTTACGATAATAAGATCGGCTATACCTCGAAACCACACGTCTTTGTCGTAGAACCCACAAGGTTGTAAATCTTCTGTAATACCTAGCTTCAGTTCACAATGCTTATCGCCCTCACGACCTTTCAGGTTCTCTAACGCTTTCTGCGCGTAGCTGAACTTCTCCGCAACAGGTTCGTCTTTGCCAATAAAGTTTTCCGCAGCTTTGTGAAACTCATTGCCGTACAAGATCGCTTCGGTCTGCACAAAGGGGTATGCCTTTAATATTTTCTCGTGGTAGAATTGTTTTGGACACTGTTCAAAAGATTTAAGCCTACTAAAAGACCACGGCGCAACTTTAGTCATTCACAATCCCCGTATGATTTGCCTGTACCACTCTCGCAGGTGACGGGTAATCCTTCGGCCCAGTCTGGTGTCTTGCTCATACACTTCTCTATGTACGTTTGAGCTTCGTCGACTTCTTCATCCAGAACACAGGCTACAACTGAATCGTGTACAGTTAACACTACCTTGTACTTGCTAGCTATACTTAGCATTTGTTCACCAATAATGCAACGTGCAATACCCTGACACACGTTCTCAACAACCTTCCCACCGTATATACGGGTTCGGCTCCGCCGGGTTTTGTATGAGTATTCTATACGATTACCGTCTTCCTCTTTTTCACCCTTCAAGTCTTCGTAATACATCAACAGACCAGACGGTAACTGCAGTGCATATTTGTCGGGATGTACTTTTATAACCCCAGCTTTACCAAAATTCATCACATGTCTGTTAGCAAGGTTTCTAACCATACCCTGTGCATCGGCCCACAACCCGTTTATATCTGAGTTTGCGCTCCGATAGATGTCAATGATACGCTTGGCTTCGTCCAGAGATATCTCTACACCCATGCCCTTTAATTGCATCTGGAACTTTGCCGCCCCCATACCATAACCTGCGCCAAGGATCGTAGTCTTCCCAACAAAACGTTGTTCTTTACTTACATCATCAACTGCCACGCTGTAGATAGTGGACGCCATGTGTTTGTATACGTCATCACCACTTGCGAACGCCTGTGTGAGATCATTCTGACCCGCAAGCCACGCCAATACCCGTGCTTCGATCTGCGAGCTATCACAGTCAATCAGTGTATATCCCTCGGGGGCGATGATGCTACGTTTTAGCTTCTTCCCGTTCGGCCCACGGCTCGGTAAGTTCTGCAGGTTTATCTTGTCTGATCCACCCCACCGTCCTGTGTGTGCAGCGTAGTAGCGAACGGGAACTGGCAGCAGTCCTCGTCGTGATATGTTCAGGAACCTCTGCGTGCGTGTCTCTTCCAGCGTGCTTTTGTTGCCTAGCCGTGCAGCCACGAG